GATCAAGCTGCAGGCTAAATACGGCGCGAGTATCACCGGTAACGTGGAGGCGCAGAAGGCGCTTGATGACGCATTCGGTGACAGTTCAGCGGTGGTAAAACAGCTGTGGGGCAACGTGACAGCACTGCAGCGTAACATCACCGAGCTGGGCGGAAATGACGGGCTTAAGCGCACGCAGGAAATGGCCGCGAAGATGGTTAAGCCGTGGGACCGCTTTATTCAGATTCTGGAAGCCATCCGGCGCGTGATCGGCCTGACGCTGATCCCGGTGATTTATCCGCTGCTGAACCGCCTGGCGGATATGGGGCAGACGTTCGCGCGATGGATGCAGATGTTTCCGAACATCGCGCGCGTGGTCGGTTATGTGGCGCTGGCCGTGCTGAGCTTTGCCGGTGCAGGCGCGGTGGCCAATATCGTTATGGGCATGACCACGTTTGTTATGACCGGGCTGCGCGGCATTGTGATGGGGCTGCTGCTGGTTACGCGCCTTTACACCGGAGCGATCTGGCTGGCCAGTGCAGCGGTCAAGGCTTACGCGATAGTTATGCGAACCCTGCGCGGCGTACTGCTGGCCGTGCGCATGGCATCGGTAATGACCGGCGTGGCCATTAATTTTATGAGCTGGCCGATTCTGCTGATCATTGGCGCAGTCGCATTGCTGGCCGCAGGCTGTTATCTGCTGATTGCGCACTGGGATGCGATTAAAGCCGCCGTGATGAACACCGAAGCCTTTCAGGCTGTATCCGGTGCGGTGGCCGCTGTAGCCGGTGTATTTGGTAAAGCCTGGGCGTTTATCAGCGAGGGCTGGCAGAGTTTTGTTGCGCTGCTGTCCGGTTTTTCCGTGACGCAAACGCTGGGGAATATGGCCAGCGGGATAATGAAACTCTTCGCGAACCTGTGGGACAACATTAAAAAAACGGCCCTGAGTTCACTGAACTGGATTATCAGCAAAATAAATAAAATCCCTGGCGTGGATATTGCGGAATTTGGTGAACCTGCCGCACCGCCGCCGCGCATCGAAAATAACCTGACAACTGGCGGCCAGTTAAAAGGCGTTGAGACAGGCGGAATTAATAAAACCATTTCCAGCAACAGCCGGAGCGTAACGGATAACAGTAAACGCATCGAAAAAGTGGAAATTAATACAGGTGGCGGCATGACGCCGCAGCAGCTGATGGAGTGGCAGGAGCTGGCGGGATGAGTGAATTACTGTATGTCGATCTTCTGATTGAAAACGGAAACTTTGTTTTAAATACCGGTAAAGAACCGGTCACCTGTAATAACCGAAAAAGTATTCAGCAGGATATTGCACACGCAATCCTTGAGTCGGGGCTGCTGACAGAATTAATCGCGGAGCGCAGTCCGACGATGCGTGCGGATATCCTGACGCGGCTTGAATTACTGATTGAGGACGATGAACGGATTATCCCCGGCACCATTGAGCTGACAGAAGAAAGCCTGTCACGCCTCTGGGTGACGGCCAGCACATACGATTTCGGCGCACTGTCTTACGGGGTGGATATATGACGGACAAACCTCAGGTGGATTTTACGGAGGTGGTGAAAGAAAGCGGGATGCCGGTGACGGAAGCGGATCTGAAAGCGCGCTTTACGGCTATTGCCGCGCAGGAGGGGCTTATCACCAACACGTCGCGCATGTCGCCGTTCTGGCGGCTGGTCACAGCCATTATCACCGCGCCGGTGCTGTGGCTGGCAGACGTCATGATCAACACGGTGCTGGTGAATATGTTCGTGGCCACGGCAGGCGGTCAGATGCTGCGCCTGCTGGCGTGGGCGGTCAACGTCACGGCAAAACCGGCCAGCCGGGCTGAGGGCGTGATCCGGTTCACTAAGGAAAGCGCCGGGGCAGATGTGACCGTGCAGGCCGGTACGCGTATCCAGACTGAGCGCATTAATGGCGTGGTTTACGAGCTGGTGACCGTTGCTGATTTCACCATTCCGGCAGGGGAATCCAGCGCGCTGATCCCGGTGCGTGCGTCAGATGTGGGGGCCGCATGGAACCTTGCGCCGGGTTATTACCGCATCCTGCCGGTGGCCGTCACCGGCATCACGCAGGCGGAGAGTGAGGAAGACTGGCTGACCGTGCCGGGCGCAGATGAAGAGAGTGATGACGAGCTGCGCGAGCGCTGCCGCAATCAGTTTAACCTGGTGGGTAACTACCATACCGACGCGGTTTACCGCTCAATGATTGCCGGGGTAGTAGGGCTGAGCATTGATCGGATTTTCTTCCTGCACGATGCGCCGCGCGGGCCGGGAACGGCAAATGCTTATCTTCTGCTGGATTCCGGCGTGCTGTCAGAGCCGTTTATTACGGCGGTGAATGACTACATCAACACACAGGGCCATCACGGCCACGGTGATGATATGCAGTGCTTCGCAATGCCGGAAACCCGGCATGATCTGAGCGTGAAGATGTTTCTGCAAAATCCGGACAACATGACTGCCGAAAATCAGGCGCTGCTGATAAAAAACGCCGGAAACCTGATCCGCAGCGCATTCCGCGAAAACGCTGACTATGACGTTAAAAAGACGTGGCCCTACGCACGCTTTTCATTTTCGAATCTTGGGCGTGAGCTGCACAGGACGTTTCCGGAGGTCGATTCGGTCACCTTTTCGCTGGACGATATCGTCAGCGATCTGAGCGTGCCGCGTCTTAACAGCCTGACAGTGAGCATTGAACATGACTGATTTCGATAAAAAGCTGGCCGGGTTGCGTCTGCCCACGTGGATGCGTAAAGGGGAGCCGGACAAACTTCTGAAAGCCGCGCGCCGGTTCTGGGCGCAGGTTTACGGCTGGATTACGTGGCCGGTCAGCCAGTTTGATCCGCTGACCTGTTCTGAACCGCTGCTGAATCTGCTGGCCTATGACCGGGATATTACCCGCTTCAACGGTGAGCCGCTTTCACTGTTCCGCAGGCGCGTAGCGTTTGCGTTTATTAACGCGCGCGATGCCGGGTCCGTGGCAGGGTTTATCAGCATTTTTGAGCGTCTGGGGATTGGCTATGTGGAGCTGGTCGAGCGCCAGCCCGGCATTGACTGGGACGTAATACAGGTGCGGGTTTCAGACAGCCAGATTGCGGACAACGCGCAGCTGCTGCTTCAGATTATCCAGCAATACGGTAGGACGTGCCGCCGCTATCAGTTTGAGGTGATCACCTCGCAGCCATTCGCCATCCGTGCAGGCTGGGACCAGGGTGAATATGTGGTATATCCGGCGCGCATCGCCGGGGCGGACGTGGCCAGCGCGACGTTCAGCGCAGGAATTTAAGGAAAAACTATGTCACAGACAGTTATCACGACAGCATTTGAGCAGTGGAAAGCGCGCCAGGCGGAATCCGGTGAGCCGGTTTTACTGGATGGGTTTATTTTTGCGAACGTGCCGGGCCTCGATCCGGCTAAGCCGGTAGACCGCAGTGAGGGCATCCCGCCAGAGGCACAAATCGTTCACCGGCAGGCGGTCACGCGCAAAGGCGTGGTGAATCAGAATGCGGTGGTGCATTCGGTGGTACTGGGCGCGGACACGGGCGATTTTACGTTTAACTGGATTGGCCTGGTGAACAGCGCAACCGGCACGCTGGCCATGATCGTACATGCCCCGGCACAGCAGAAGCTGAAAACGCGCGAAGGCCAGCAGGGCAACGTTCTGACACGTTCATTCCTGATGGAGTACAGCGGCGCACAGCAGGAAACCGGTATCAATACGCCAGCGGAAACGTGGCAGATTGATTTCACCGCGCGCATGGGGGCGATCGATGAACGTCAGCGGCTGGAAAACACCGATATTTACGGCCCGGCGGCGTTTTTCGGTGACGGCTGGCTGGTCGGCAAAAGCGGCACGCAGTTTTTTGTTTCCCGTGGTACGGGATACGTGGGCGGCCTGCGCGCGCAGCTGGATGCTGACCAGAATATTACGGTCGGCGTGAAGCCGGTAAAAGTCTGGCTGGACGTGTGCTTTACCGGGACACTGGCCAGCATCTGGGGCGTGCAGAGCAAAATTACAGTGGCGGCTGATCTTGCTGATTATGAGCTGGACGGTGTTAAGCATTACGTGTCAGCGCTGGCGGCCATTGACGCTGCCGGGAATATCACGGACCTGCGCCCCAAAGGGTCGCTGGATAATCAGCAGGCCAGCGATGCGCTGAAAAAACATGAGCAATCGCGCAATCATCCGGATGCGACACTGAAAGAAAAAGGCTTCGTTCAGCTGAGCAGCGCAACGGACAGCGCCAGCGAAACGGCTGCGGCAACGCCCAAAGCCGTAAAAGCGGCAAACGATAATGCCAGTTCGCGCCTGAAGTCGTCAGCAAACCTGTCAGACCTTACTGATATCAATAAAGCCAGAGAAGTGCTGAAACTCGACAAGGTAGGTAACTGGATGGCTGTGCAGGCCAATGGCGGTCAGCGTTCATCCGGTAGTCACCAGATGTTTATTGACTGGGGAACTGACGCGAAACCACATTTAACGGTTGATGCCTCCTACATTGGTGAGATGTTCACTACTCATAATCCGCCAACGCCCGCGCAGATCAATGCTTATCCGATGTGGGGTGGCGTCCTGAATGAGGAAGCCAGTGTTACCGTAATTTCTGCTACTAGAACTGGTAGCGCCGGGCAGGCTATTTATGCGCCCATGTTTCGCTCCTGTATTAAAAACCGTGGCGGTGACATGGATTTCAAAGATGGCGCGTCGGCATGTTTCCGTATGGTTGAGGTTGTCAGCAATTATGCGTTTGCTGAAATTCTGGTAGATGGCTACGGGGGCGTAAGTTCATTTGCATTCCGCAATGACGGCAGTTTCAGAGCACCTGGTCAGCTACATGCAGGAGGCGCGTTTATTGCAGTCGATGGCAACATTTACGGCGGTGTATGGGGCGGATATCTGAATAACTGGATTGTCGGCAAAATCGGTGAGGTAAATAACGCCCTTAACGGTGTAAGAGGCACAGCAAACGATGCGTGGAATAAAGCGCAGGAT